ATTGGTAACTCCTAACAAAACAGTAATTTTCTCTATCTATTATACCACTTCTAAGTCCACTAAACACTAAAAAGCAGCAACCTGATGAGGGTTGCTGCTCTTATAATGTTACCTCAGTTCCTTCTAGGAAGCGAACCGTGATTTCACCATCAAGCCCTATCCTGATATGGTCTAGCACTCGGCACATATCTGAAGGGTTAAAGTCTACCTGCCTAAGAAGCTCATTCAATGCCATGCTGTAGTGCTTATCAAGCAGGCGATTCTCTGTTAAGATTTTCTCCCACTTGCCATCAAGCAAATCAATGTTCTCGCTCAGTAGCACTAATGCCTTTAGGAAAATCTGCTCAAGTGTCACCTCATCCAAATGCCTACTGAAACACCCTTCCACCCCCTTAATGCGATAACGGTTGTTACATTGCCAAACCTTGCGTTTCCCTCGGCTGGTAGCCCAATTCTTCCGTCCAAAGGCTGACCCACAGGATCCGCAGAACACCTTGGTGGTAAATGGGTTGTCCTCACTCTGCATGATATAGGACTTGAGCCGGTGTTCCTCTCGGTAGGTTTTGCGTCTAGCCATTTCCAGTTGAACAGCCTCCCAAGTCACCTCATCAATAATAGCTTCATGGCTATTTTCTACATAGTATTGGTTAACTTGACCATCATTGGCAATCCGTTTCTTAGTCAAAAAATCAACTGTAAAAGTCTTTTGTAATAAGGCATCACCCTTATACTTTTCATTTTGAAGCATTTTCTGTATTGCGCTTGGATACCAATTTGCCTTTCCCGTCCAACCAGGTATTTCATTGTCATTCAAATACTTAGCAATGGATTCAGGACTATACCCCTCTAAGAATTTCTCGTATATGTATTTTACAGTTTCAGCTTGCTGAGGGTTAATGATAAGCCTACCATTCTCATCCTTGTCATAACCCATGAACTTTGTGGTATTCACCCGAACTTCCCCACGTTCAAACTTCTTACGAATTCCCCACGTCGCATTCTCTGAGATAGAGCGTGACTCATCCTGTGCTAAGGAAGAAAGGATTGTAAGGAGAACTTCACCTTTGGAATCCAGGCTGTCAATATTCTCCTTTTCAAAAGTCACACCAACACCCAGTTCTTTCAGCTCTCGGACGTATTTGATACAATCAAGGGTGTTTCTGGCAAAGCGACTGATCGACTTGACCAAAATCCTATCCACCTTACCAGCCTTACAATCTTGTATCAAGCGATTAAAAGCATCGCGTTTTTTGGTATTGGTTGCTGAGATGCCCTCATCCGCATAGATGTCAACTAACTCATAGTCCTCGTGTTTAGAGATAAACTCTCGGTAATAATTAACTTGGTTTTCATAACTTGATAGCTGCTCTTCTTGGTCGGTGGACACTCGGCAATATGCGGCTACTTTGATTTTCTTCCTGTCCTGATGAAGAACACTGGTCTGCACTTTCTTGGCCGGTATAACTGTAATACTTTTCCCCATTTCTATCCCTTTCTATTACTGTAACAGGTGAGGTTATCTCCCAATTTGAAATATCTACTTCTGGCACTCGCATCCCCTGACAAGTTACTTTGCCTTCTTTTATGTATTTGGAACAGCACCAAACAATTTTTTTCTTGTAAGAAACTTGTCTCTTTAAAGTCGAACCACAATGCTGACACTTTAATAACCCCGTAAATTTATAGGTTTTGTTTCTACCTTTTTGCCATCTTCTACTGCTTAGTTTGTCCTGGACTGTTTGCCAATCCTCCATGGAAATAATAGCTTCATGATTATCCTCTATAAAATATTTTTCGAGTTCACCCTGATTCAATTTTTTAGGACCATTCACACCATCGTGAAAATACTTCTGCAATAAGACCGAACCATTGTATTTTTCATTGCTTAACATTTGACGGATTGTGCTGTCATGCCATTTAGCACCTGTAACAGTCGCAACGCCCTTTTCATTTAACAGCTTGGCAATACGGTGAGTACCATACCCTTCAAGGTAAAGTGCAAATATTTGCCTGACTATCAAAGCTTCTTCTGGATTGATAATCAATTCACCATTCTCGTCTAAATCGTATCCTAAGAATCGCTTGGTGTTAATGACTAGCTCACCTCGTTGGAACTTCTTTTGAAATGCCCAACGTTGATTGCCACTCATACTCCTCAACTCGTCCTCAGCGATACTCGCTAATACTGAAAGCATCACTTCCCCTTCACTTGAAAGGGTATGAATGTTTTGTTCCTCAAAGAATATGTCTACTCCTATTGCCTTCAGTTCACGACTAATTTCAAGAACTGTAACCGTGTTTCTAGCAAATCGAGCAATTGACTTGGTATGAATAATATCAATCATACCTTTACGACAATCTTCAATCATGGCTTGAAAATTTGGACGATTATCCTTAGAACCAGATATACCTCTGTCATGATAAACACCTACAAAATCAATATCGTCTCTATTGGAATACAGGTTTTCAAAATACTGTTTCTGATTTTCTAACGATTCTAACTGACTTCCATTAGTCGTCGAAACTCGAATGTAGGCACAGATCCTCTGCTTGTGTTTTTGTTTATTGACTCTAATCTTTTTTACGGACATTTACTCTCCTTCCTATGTAATGGCACACTATATATCACTCTAAAGGGAAAATTAGTCAAGTTATCAGACAAACTAATTCGACCTGATAAATTTATGCCATAGTTCATGGAATACAAATATTCCTCCTACCTTACTAGGTAGGTTTGGGAGTAATTTTTCCGCACTTATTGAAAAAAAGGCAAAAAAATAAAGCCTGATGTTCCCACCAGGCTTATAACTAAATTATGAAATTCTAAACCAACCAACAACTTTTCCAAGTTTAACTGTTCCAGTTGAATCGTAGAGTGAGCCATCCGCCATCCATTGACGTTTCACACGACGAGTGATCCCACCGCCACCAATTTCTAATTGGTCATTGATACCGTTCTTATTATGGTCAGAATATCCATCAATATTCTGTTCCACACCATCTATACTTTTTCCATTAGAATCTGTCACACAGACACCAATATGCCCATACACCATACCATCTGTTTGAATGACATAGAAATCACCTGCTTTAGGATTCACACCCCAAGCATCGTAGATAACTTGAAATCCATTTGATTTTGCTTTCTTCAAACAATCAATGGCATTAGTATAGGACATATTCTTGTCCGTCAACTCTTGGACAATTTTATCTACCAAGGCGACACACTGCCCACCGTAAGGGTTAGATGGAACGGTCACCTTTTGACCGACCTTGGATAATGCTGACGCAACCACACGACTGGCAATACTGGTTGGAATAGCGGTTGTTGTCCTTGAAGCTGCATTGACCTTTAGAGTTTGTCCAATTCTTAAAATATCCGCCTTCTTCAAGCCATTTACCGCAAGAAGGGCATCAACTGTTAAACCAAACTTCTGAGCGATTCCATAATAGGTATCGCCTTTCTGTGCTTGATAGGTCTGCTCACTATGGCCTTTGGTTGTTCCTTCTACATCCTGCTCAAGCACCCATGACTTGATTCCATCAAGTAGATAAGCTCTCTTACTGTTTGACTGGTGAACATTCTTCACTTGGAGGATTTTGTAGGTGCGCCCTTTGACCCAGTTGGCGATTTTCTGACCAGTCTGATAATGAGTCGCATGAGGCAACACCCTAAGACTATCACCAACAAGATAGATTGATTTTGAAGGAGTTCCTGAACTCCCAACAGTTGAACTGGGGGGCGAGGGAACTATTGTCTTGACTTCAACTCCTGTTATTGCTGACACAAGACCTTTCGCAATGTCCTCTTTCTTGGTTTCAAAAATCGCCATATCTTGTTCATTATCGATAAAGGCAATCTCCACCAAACGATAGGTATATCCACGACTCGCTGCTTGGTTGGCATTATAGAGCCAATCTACCTTCTTAATGCCACGATTTTGAAAGTATCGTGAAAGGAGAGATAGGATGGCCATATCTTCCTTGTCTGCTTCTAAAGAAGATTGAATCAAGACTTCTGTACCTTTGGCACTACCATTAAAGGCATTGAAGTGCAATTCAGTAATTGAGTCGTATCCCTTACCAATACTAGTAATACTCCGATAATCATAAACATTTTGTTCGGTAATAAAATCAATCTGTTGTCCACTGTACTTAGACATTAACTTGGCTAATTCTCGAACCTTTCCTGCTTCTGTGATGCCTAGTTTGGCATTCACTGCTCCAGGATCATAGCCTGTTCGCCCCTGTCCATGACCACAAATGACTAGATGTTTTCCCATATCTTATCACCTCTCGTTGATTTGTTTTAAGATTGCTTGTAGTTTCTCAGGTATTGGTAGACCAATTCGAACGGTATTTTCTAGAATGCTTAACCCCTCATTACTGAGATAAAAGAATATAACCATGGTTCGAATTGTTCCACCCTGCTTGATAATAGCTGTATCAATCAGATGACCAATTGAAACTAAAAATAAAATGGCTATCTTTTTAAAGATGCCACGAAAACCGATACTACTTGACAATTGTTTCTCTACAACTGCCGCAAAAATTCCTGTTAGATAGTCAATAATAATGAAAACAAGTAGGGCATACAGGATACCATCCAACTCTCCAAATAGACTACCAATCAAGCCTCCAATCATGGAAAATAAAATCTTATTAAGTGTTAACAATTCCTTCATCGGTCACCTCACTTTCTACTGAACCTCCCTGCACAATGGTAGGGTCTGACCAATCTGGTTGACCGTTCTCATCAAACCGCATCAGATAAAAACAATCATGGAATAAATCAGAAAGATTCAGAGTTAATGTGGTACTGCCCCACTGATTAAATGCCCAAACTGTTTCTGTTGTAACTAACTGGCGCTTTCCATTTTTAATGGCAGGTCGCCTTACTTCTTCAAGATACATGTAAAAATCCTGCTCTGTGGTCTTACAACGTATGAACTCTCCATTCTTACGCATGTAAGCTAGTGCTGTCTCCAAATCAAATGGTTCTGTTACTTTGTCAATATTGAGAAGTGCCATGATAACTATTCTCCTTTCCCTTCTTCAGGTTTTGTCTGAACTTCTAATAACTCAGTCAATTCCTGTTTTTCTTTACGCAATAGGCTAAGTTCCTCATCCCTTTCCACCAATTGGATGGCAATGAGGTTTTTAGCGGTTATTTCATCAGAGAGCTTTGTGACAAGCTCCTGAATAGTTAGTTTTAATGATTGGTTGATTTGTTCTAGATTCATCTGTGAACTCCTTTATTTAATCGTATCCCATGTCAAGATGACATCACCTCGACCTGTGATGTTTACTAAGTGTTTAAAATTGTGGTTGAATTGATGAAGAACATCTTTCAAACTGACGTAGGTTGTTCCATTTCGATAGATGCGGATATCACCGATATTCAAAATGGAACTTGGTCGGTCAGATGCTTTAAAGGCATCAATACTCAGTCGGTTAGGCAACGTTACTATTTCCCAGCCATCTGGATTGGTATAGGGAGCACTAGCTAAACGTACCTTATCGCCTACCACATCAATTTGGTCGGTATCTGTACCGTTCCATGCTCGAATTCCTACAAAGCCACCGTCATTCGCATTCCAGTTGTTCCATCGATTGGAACCGATAATGGTTACACCACATGGCTTACCATTTGATGTTCCTGTTTCAAATGAAACCCACTGGTGAGGATAACCACTAACCTCACGAGAAATGGATGGAGAGTTTGTAAAGAACTTGATATTTCCAAGTGACAGATTGATTTTCATGGCTCCGTTGATTGCTGACAAGATTCCACCAGAAATTTTGTTGGCAGATAGGGTTACTGACTGCACTTGGGTTATAAAGGCTGATTTGGCAAATAACTGCTTAAGATAGGCTTCTGTAGCCATAAACTTGGTAAAGAATGCTTGGTCAACCTTTAACTTATCCGCAGTGATTGCTTCTGCTCCAATTCGAGCTGCAGAGATAATACCTGTCGTAATCTTTCCTGCATCAAGACTGGCAATCTTACCGCTCGCAATAACTCCATCTTGGATATAGGTTGTGCCTGTAATTTGGACGAGTTTTCCATCGATTTTGACGGACCCATCCTTATTGAGGTTAAGTTGACTCAAAACTGTGCCTGCACTGGTCAAATTTCGAACCGACCACACCCCAGCAAGTGTTGAAACCTGCGTTTGAATGGCATTTACTGTCGCCGTTGTAGCTCGACTTGTTTCTAGATTGCCAACTCGTGTCACAATCCCAGTAGCCGTTTGAATAACCTGACTGATTTGATTGGTGTGATCTCCAATTGTCCGAGTGTGACTACTTACAGTATCCCGCACTTCATGAAAAGCTGTCACTGTCGTAAAGTCGTCTAATGACGGTGTCCAATAGTCTGGAAAGATATCACCAGTTGAAACCATTAAGGCTCTCACATGGAACTTACCAGTCTTAACCCCATCAACTCTAACTTGAAGTTCAAAACCTTTTGACTGTTGGTACATCTCTTGAGTGACGGTAGAGGTTAGTTTGATTAACCGATAATTATTACCCGTTGTCAGATTACTGCTCCACTTATTGTAGTAAGGGTGATACAAATTCCAGTTGGTCCATGTCCAAGAATTTTGATTATCTAAGATTGGACCTTGTAGTTTCATAGTGCGAGTCGTTACGGCAGGGTCAAAGGTAATCTCATCCGCTGAGACATGAACATATAAATGAACTTTTGATCCAACATAAATTCCACTACTATCCCCAAATTGCACTCTTCCTAATGATGCTATCCAGTTACTACTCACATTTATCGTCTGATAAGCACTCCATCTATCCGAAGTACCAGCTATCAAGTTGCGATGCGAAACTGAGGTAGGGATTCTACTTTCCGTTTGACTGATTCGCTGGGTAAAACTATCAGAGGTGGTTCTAACCAAATTCTGCACACTAGTTGTCGTCGCATAGGGTTGGAGAGAACTGCTGGTTAGATAGCCACGACCAGAAATATTGGAATCGACCTGTGACTTGGTTTGGTAACCTTTTGAGTTAATAGCTGATTCAACTTGTGTACTTGTTAGTCGTTGTTCAATTTGCCCAGCCTGTGTACGTATAGTGGATTCTGCACTTGCTACTCGACCGCTCAAGCTATTAAAATCTGTCTTTGCGACTTTCTGTGAGATGGCGTCATTGGCAATCCTTAAATCTGCCTTGGTTTGGGTAATCTGACTTGCGTTTGTATTGGCCTTAGCCAAGGCATTATCAGCGGTTGTTTTGACACCTTCAAGAACAGTCTTATCAGCCTTAAGCAAGATGGATTGTTGCGTCTGTTGGATGGATGTAGTATGTCCTTCAACTGTTCGTTTTACTGTATTAAAGTCAGTTTGACTAACCTTTGAGGAAACATCCGAAACTAATTGTCTAATCTGTGTCTCACTACTAGAAATCTTTCCATTTGCCTCGGTTAATCTGGTAGAAACTTGCTCCACACCTGAGGCCGTTTGAGTGATGAGTGTCCGTTGGGCGGTCAATTCACCTGCAATATCTGCTGGGTTTTCTGAATACCCTGTATCCAGTGAGCTTTTTGCGACTTTCAATCCTGCTACATAGAATTTATTCCCATTTAGGATTGTGCTTGCATTGTACTCCGTTCGAAATTGGAGTGAACCATCAGATATGACATGAACTGTTTTCCAGTAGCGTTTCCAGTCACTTGTGACGGATATAATATCGTCCGATTCCCTCACCCTTGCCACTGGAGCACGATAGACACTAGAACCGGACCAAATCGCTGAAACTTTGATGGAAGAAAGTGGCTGATTCGCTTTGGCATAAAAGCTAAAAGTAATGACATCTCCTGCTTTCACAACAATATTCTGATGACTTCCATTAAATCCCGCTTGGGTCGAACGAACTACCAGTCCCCTAAAATTTTCTGTTTCAGTAGACCAGTTATTTCCGAAATGCCAGGCATTTCCTCTATTCGACCAATCACGAGTACCAGTCATCAAATTCAGGCCATCTAGGCTAGTTGGAATTTTCGCATCCACCTGACTGATTTCAGTTGTTATGCGATTCCCCAATTGCGTAATCGATGACTCGGCAGTTTCGATTCTCTGTTTCGCTTGGTTAAAATCGCTGGTTTTTACACGCTGGGAAATTTGATCTGCTTGCACTTGAATCATGGATTCTGCACCGGTTACTCGACCAGTCAGACTATCTACAAGTTGCTTACTCGCAAGAAGTTTTATATCCTCCTTGGTTTGCGAGAGACTTGAACTTACAGTAGCCAACTGTCCACTCAACAGTGATTTTGCTACATCAACCAATCGACTAGCTTCAGAGATAGCTTGTGATTTAGCTGTCGCAATCTTTGTCTCTGTCTGACTACGCTCCGTTGAAGTCAATCGGTTAGCTTCTTTAATGGCATCAAGCTTGGCTTGTTCTGCCCTCCTGAGGGCTTCAGTCGCCCCAGTTTGAGCCTGTTCTGCTTTTTGTTTGGCTTCTGTGGCTAGGTTGGTGTTTACCGCAGCCTTTGCCAATAAATCACGAGTTGTGCGTTGCTGTGCCTCTTCTTGTTGCCGCATCTGTTGGTGAATAGTAGAAAGTTCACTATCAATGCCAGCCTTTAATCGATCCGCATAGACCTCCCCACGACTTTGAGCCTGTTCGATAGCGTTATCAAAGGCTACTTTACGTTTCTCAAATTCTGCATCAAAGGCTCTGTTGGCATTCTCAAGAGCAATTTCAACGGCAACATCCTCACTCCGCTTATTCCCATCAAGGAGATTATTTGCTAGTGTACTTAAGCTACCGCCAGTTTTACCTGTTCCGATACTTGCCTTATCATCAAATGTGATAGAGCGGTAATTCTTAGCTAAAGGATCATAATCATAAGCGATGGCTTTCTTCCTCACATCAATTCCGTGTAGCTTGCTTTTTAAAGTTACGGTATCGCCTAGATGAACCTTTTGACCATCTAACTCAAATGCCTCAATGATAATGGCATCTTTTGGCTTATCAATTCCCTCTAAGCGAAACTTGCTACTAGCCCACTCTATTAACTCTTGACGAGTCGTGACATGATTATTGGTATAGGTCATTTCATTTATGAATGGATAGGAGTTTATCAGTGGACTGTCTACTGTGACTTGAAGTACAGTTTCCCTATCCTGCCCCTCTTGTTTAAAACTTGAAGTGGCATGAATGCGAGTGATAATCTGTGAACTTTCTTTTGTTCTCTGATACTTTTTCAAATTGTAGTGAGTAGAAATGACCACCCCACGGTCTTGTCCTCGCTCACTCTTAATTGATAAGGAAAGGTTATCTCGAACCAATTCTCCCTCCCAAGTTCCAAGGATAGAATGTTTGCCATCCAACAGGCTAGAGAAAAGAGTCTGTTCCTTGTCCGTTGTATAGGTTCTGTTCTTAACAATGTCACTGGTAAAAGAAAAATCTCCCAGTGGAGACTTGCTTGCCATGACCATGCTTGATAGAGCTGTTGCACAGGGTACCTGTTCACACCTAAATGGCGATACCAACCTAGTCATGACGTCATCTGATATATGATAGGCTACAACTTCAAGACTGGTGTCTCCTTCGATGACTTTCTTTATCCGAAACAACTGGTGTCCTAATACTGGTACTGGACTACGAACGAGGTAGTCCTCTTTTAACTCTCGAAATAATCCGCTATCTGTAATTGGATAGGTAAAATTCAGGACAAAATCCCCATTCAAGTTTTCTTTGACACTTGATTTTATGGTCTCTGGGAGTGGTTTCCCATGCCATTTTGCCGTTCGAACGGTTTTGTCTAATAAAGATAGCACTAAGCCCACCCCCAATTCATTTCTATTGTTAATGATGTAATGCCAGCACCTAAGACAACTCCAACCGAGTCATTTCTGGCCGCATCAATGGAAATAAAATCGCCAGACCATTTTACAGGCTGACCTCTTTGTGTCTTAAAACTTGGCTGACTAGGATTATTATCCATAATGAGTGTTTCTTGTAATCGCTCCAAGCGGATGACATCATCCCCAATCGTAAAGCTAGTTTCACTAGTCGAGTTGCCACTTATGGTAATCTTTGGAAAAGCAATGGCTGAACCTTGACTTCTAAAAGTACCACTAGTCCTAAACACCTGCGAGGTCGTCGTTTTGAACCACTTGGTTGGGTGACAAGAAAATGTAACCTTAAACTCATACACCCCCAGCTTATCCTTTTGAACTGGAGTATGGTGTACCTTGTAACACCAAAAGCGTATGGTCTTGAAACTAGCGTTCTCAAGCCAAAATCCTTCTTTCAAAAATAGCTTCAAAAAGGATAATAACTGTTCTTCACTAGGTTTTACAAGATAGAGGGTGTAGCTCAGTTCCATGACACTTCTGCGAGGATTGGTTTGAAGAACCGCTCCTGACAGGCCTTGGTGTTCTATCAATTGCGTCTTACTTTCACTTACTGTGATTGAAGGACTATCTTCCACGATTACCTTAAAAGGAAAAGAACTCGTGGACACTCCACCAATGGTTAATGCATTATGTTTAATCATGGTTTCACTCCTCTCAATCCTTGTTGACGTTCTAATTCATACACTAGTTTTTCTCCAACCATCTCCGCTAGTCGGTGAAGGTCAGTTTCTTCTCTTATCGTATTTCCAGTAATGGTGATGTGAATGGTTGGTAAATTGCTTGTCATGGTCTTTGCGATTCCTCGACCAATTGCACCCAATGTTTGTTCATTCAAGGGCAAGACTGCTTCTTTTCCAGCCTCACCTCCAACCATCAGGCTATTGCCGTTTACCCCAAATGCGGTTGGTTTGGTTAAAATTCCTCCTTTGGCATACCAATCTATAGAAATTCTTGGAATTCCGCCCTTCAACCAATCGAGCGGATTGGCTGAACCTGATACTCGAAAATGAGGAAGGGGAATATGCGGCCATCTGATTTGGAAGTTAAAAAGATTTTTAATGGCATTGATGGCGTTACTCACGGCATCTTTTGCACCATTGATGGCACTTGAAATGGTATTTTTCACACCGTTCCAAACAGATGAAACTGTATTGGATATCCCATTCAGAATGTTGGATACGGTACTTCTGATACCATTCCAAATAGTTGATACTGTTGAACCAATCGCAGACAGGACACTGGAAATTGTCGACTGAATAGCTGACCAGATAGATGAAATGACAGAACTAATGGCAGATAATACATTTGAGATGGTATTCTTGATACTCGTCCAAGCAGTTGTGATGTACTGGGCGATGAAATTGAGAGCTAAGGAAATAAGGGACTTGATGCCCTCCCATACCATCGACAAGACCTGTTTGATGGTTTCCCAAGCGCCAGTCCAATCACCAGTGATAACCTGCATGACTGCCTTGATGATACCAAGTACCACATTGATAGCAGTCTCGACCACAATCTTTATCATCTCCCAAGCGGCTGTAATGATGAGTTTGATATTCTCCCAACTTGCTTGGATGAGCGGTCCAAGTATAGTCATCACCGTTTGAATAACCGTAGTGATGGCATTCCATACCGTGGTTGCAGCATTTAGAATCAATTGCTGGTTTTCAGTCCACCATGTGGATAGCGTTCCCCAGATGGACATAACAAAACTAGAAATCTGCTGGATGATCATGGACAGAAAGGCATAGATACTATTCCAGATTTCCGTCACAGCCGTTCGAAAGCCTTCGTGATTCGTCCAGAGTTCTTTTAACCCAACAATCAATAAGGTAATGGCAGCTACAATACCAACAATAATCCCCACAATCGGCAAAAATGCCGTTATCATTCCAACAACGGTTGTCCCCATAGCGGCTGCCGCAACCTGTAAGCCCAAGAAAACTGGAAGTAACATCCCTACCACGGCTAAAATACCTGTGAAGATAATGACGACTTCCTTGATGGGACTGGATAAGTTGGTAAACCAAGTCGCTAGTTGACTAACAATGTCTGCCAAACTTTGAAAGACTGGAATAAGCATCTCCAGAATCGGTTGACCGATTGCTGCTAGAGCATTAGTTCCAGACTGTCTTAAGTTACCCAGAACGTTTTCCAGTCCGTCTGATTCCCTTGCAGCTTGTCCCAGGGCTCCAGAGAGTTCATTGCCGTCCTCTACCATTTGAAGGAGGGTTAACTGCTTCTGAGCTTCTGAAAGTTCATTGAAGGACTTTCCATAGAGCTTGTTTGCCGCTGCATTACGAGTGGTTTCTGTCGCAGAAATACCTAGAGCTGCGTCATTTTCATAGTTTCCTTTGAGGAAGGACTGCAGGTTTTCGGTGACTTCTTCGATGGATTTGTCGTAAAATGCTGCCCCATCAGCCGCTGCTCTGGTGGCACGAGTGGTCAGATCCAAAGCCTGAGCCGTATCCATCCCAGAGGTTTTGGCAAAGGAAGCCATCTGAGTGAAGGAGCCTTGAAGACGCTCTGGAACAATGTCCATCTCTTCCCCAATCTTATTGAGGGCATCCTTAGCAGCATTCTCCATATCCCCAAATACGGTAGAGAATTGGGCATTGCTGGCTTGAAGTTGAGCTGCCGCAGACATGGACTCTGTTCCGACTTCGAAGATTTTCTGAGAGATGTCTGCTAGCTTCTCACTGGTCGCTTGAAGTGCCTCAGCCCGAATGGTGTCAGACATGGCTTTCATGCCATCCTGAGCACCATCGGCAGAGGATTTAGTCTCATCCATCTCGTTGTTCAAGTTATTGAGAGCGGTCTTTGCTTGGTTCAACTCAGCTTCCATCTTATTCGCTTCAATGGAATTCTCACCATATTCACTCTTTGTCAGGGCTAGTTGCTTTTCGAGATTGGAAATCTGTTTAGAAACAATTTCTGACTGTGCTCCAATCTTTTGTTGGGCTATGGCATTACGTTCTGCTTCGGAACTACTGGATGTCAAAGCACTTTCTTGTAACTCAAATTGAGACGTGACCTTGTTCATCTCACTTGCTAACTGCCCCTGCTCCACTTGGAGTTTATCTAATTGTTGAGCCGCTGAACTACTTGCTCGACCGTGATTCTCAAGTGTTGATGACACATCAGCTAACTTAGTTTCATAGGACGTTAGCAGCCTTTGAGTAGTTTCCACCTCACGTTGAAAGGCACGGTACTGGTCTGCCCCAATATCCCCAGCCTTAAATTGAGCTTCCACCTGTGATTCGGCTTGACGGAGCGTTGCCAATTTTTCTTTGGTTGTCTCGACTTGTTTTGCCAAGACTTCCTGCTTTTGCGTCAGAAGAGTGACATTGCCAGTATCAAACTTGAGAGCCTTATCAATCTGTCTTAATTCTTTGGTAGCTTCAGATGCTTGCTTGTTTACACCCTTTAGGGCATCTTGTAAGGGTTGGGTATCGCCACCAATTTCAATCGTAATCCCCTTGATGTTTCCAGCCATAGTCCCTCCTTTCTACCATCAGAAATTATCAAAATCAGCTTGAGTTGCCCGGCGTGTTTGAGAAGTTTCTCGAGTACGCATCTCCACATAGTCCGTTTGGTAGTCAAGTGCCATCCCAATAGAGATATGTTTTAAATCGTCAATGGTCAGACCAGTCTCCTTACAACAGGAGAAATAACTCTCTACTGTGAAGATTTCTTCACTCGCTGTTTCTGTTTCATCTGCTTTTTTCTAGTTGACATCCCTTGGTTCAACATATTCATCAAGACAGGGGCTACTTCCTGAACTGGAAATTCTTCCATCTCCATATAAAAATCCACAAATGGTTTCACTCGTGGATTGGCTGACTTCGCAAAGACCCAAAAGATTCGATGGAAAAATGTCATATCGAAATCAGACAGAATAGAAACATCAATATGATGTGCCTGTAATTCCTCTCCATCTTCTAACTGGTCAAGTTTTGCCAAGATTGCTTGACTATTGACCAGCGAGAATAAATCTTGAAAATAGTCCTTACCAAACTGCTCTTTATAAGCAATTGGTGTGTAGGCATTGGTTGCTAACTCATAGGTCGTTCCTGCTATGGTAATACTTTCTCTCATTGCCTACTCCTTACTTACGAGGTTCAAAAACTGCCTTGAACCAGTTTTGACGAATCTCATCACTCGTTTCCTCCGTTGTTCGTCGACGTACAACCTTATCAAGAGGGCGAGGACTGGCAGTAAAGGTCAACTCTACCTCATTGATATCTGAACCAGACTTGGTTTTTGAACCAACTGTCGGTCGAGATGCGTAACAATAATACAAAACGTGTAATGTTTCTTTTTTATCCCCTTCAAAACGGAACATCAACGCAAAATTTTTCTTTTCGCTGTTTGCGATCTCTGAAATGGTGTTTGTCGTCGCATCCAACTGTTCTCCAAGGACTCGTGTCAAAAATTCTTGCGTTAAAAGGGCAACTTTTAATGTTCCCTCATAGCCATCATTTGACTCTGTTGTATAAAAATTGATATTGTCTGCCTTATAAGAACCCTTGTCTCCTGTTGGTTCAAGGGTTAATTCTGCAGCACCACGAAGGCGTTCTACATTGCCGTATGTCAACGTACCATCAGGACCTTCGCTTGTAACTTCTGCCCAATGGACATCTTGTAGTCCAAAGGTGACCTTATTCTTTTCAGCCATACTATCCTCCATGTAATGTGATGTAATAGGTTATTTGATAGAGTTTCTCAGATGAGATATAGGTCTCTACTTTTTCAAAATAAATAAGGTGGCTGTCAAATAATGACTCCACCTTTTGTTCAGTTGCTAAATCTTTCTTAGTAGTATAGAGTTCCACTTGCAGATTATTCTGCTTATGATAGGTCCAATTGTCTGCACCATGATTTTCTGATTCAGTCACTAAATAAACCAGATACGGTGGTCTTGGACGACTCCCTTCTTCAAAATGATGGTAAGCGAGGGGGAGCTGTAATTCTTTGAGAATGGAGTACATTTCGCTCAGTAACATGTCTTATCACACTCGCTTTCTCAGCTTTTCTTCTAAGGTTCGTATCGCTTGTTTCTCAACGGGAGCGATATGCTTAATTCCCTCAACTCGCCCGCCAGAGCTTTTTGCATGACCATTTTCTAATAGATGCGTCAGGCCTGGCGTTCGATTATGAATGGTTTTGGTTAAACCTGTACTGGTATCAATCGTTGCTTTACTCTTCCACCCTTTGGCATAGGAACCACTCTTTCTAGGTGACATTGCTTTCAAGGTTTCAATGGATTCATCTGTGACTTCCTCTACAACTTCACGCATCACCTCTGTTGTATCCTCAACAAATTCTGCCAGCTCATTTGCGATGGCAGTTTCTAGTGCATCTAGTTCAATTCTAGTCATAACTCTCCTCCCTAATGGCGACGATGTAAATTAGTTGTCGTGGCACTGTATCTCCATCAATCGACTCAATCTCATAGGTTTGACCACGAAATTGAATGCGAGTCGTTAAGGAATGAAGTCCAAGAATTGCCTTTTCATACCTGAGGGTGAACTGGACTTTCTCTTGTTCCAGTTTCGTCACACTACCGTCCCTTTCGGTCAAGGTGAGAGGACGACAAGAGCACCACCGTTCAAATAAAGGGAGCCATGTCGAAGTTTCATTACCAATCTCATCTTGAACAATCTGTCGAACATGAAATGACAAGCGTTCTCTCAGAGGTGCAATCTTCATCAGAACACATCCTTTCGTTCAGCCAACAACAAGTGATAGAGAGTCTCCTTCAACTCCTTATGATTTGCATCTTCTCTATGTTCATAAAGATAGGCAACCCCATATAGGATTGCCGTCTTTAGAACATCTGAATAGGTCGATTGACGCAGAATATCTTCACAGAGTTGTTGACAGGTTTCAAGCAACTGCTCAATCAGCCCATCCTCATCCTCGTGTTCCACTTTAAGATACTGTTTTGCTTCTGCTAAACTAACCATGACTACTTAGCCTTTACTGTTAGTGTCTTCACGGCTTCAGGTAGGACTAACTTGCCATCAACACGTTGTGAAGCAAGAAAACCAATCTGTCCATTATTGGCATAGAGTTCGTTCAGACGTTTGAAGGTACGTCCCTGACGGTCCGCAATCCAATAATATGAGAAATCACCAAATGCAATGGCCTTGTTTCCTGCTTCAGGAAGTGGGGCAAAGGTTGATGTATAGTATGGACGATTTAGAATCAAATCTGGTTGTCCAGCTTGAGTGGATGGCTGCCAAATGTAATTGCCATTATTATCTTTGAGTTTACGGATAGCTTTGACAGTCGTATCATGTAAAATCCAAACTGCGTTCTTACGATATGGTGCTGGTAGAGAATGATACAATTCAATCATGTCATCAAAGGTAATATCCTTTGTAGCAGTCGTTGGACCTGTAACTTCTGCCTGAGTAAAGATACCTGTCGGTTTCTTAGAACCATCACCAATCAAGAATGCCTTTTCTTCTTCCGTTCCAATACGACGAGCAAATTCAGCTGTCATATAGGACTCAAGGTCAAAGACTGAATCGTTAAGCAACTCTTCTGAAATACGAATGGCAGTACCAATCTTATGAGAGTCTAGTGTCACCTGACCAAAGGTTTCTTCTGTTTCTGGATAAAGACCATTTTCATCCATCCATGATGCTGAACCGTGTCCAGTCACAACAGGAATCTTACGCTCACCACTAGAGGTTTTGATGACAGTCGCAAGGCTACGGAAGAAATTCTCTTCTTGTAATCCTTGAACCAGTTTCTTCTCATACTCATCAGGAACAAGATGACCACCTTCGGTATCCTCCCCTACTCGAAGGACATCCTTGACATCAAAGAAGTGTCGCTTACGGACACTTGTCCAAAATGTCTTGGCATAGCTATCTGAAGCCACACCCTTCTTTTCCTCTTCAGTAGTCTTGTCATTCAGAACTGTAGTGGGTTGCCCAATTAAAGCCTGTGAGGCTGGTTGAGCAAGTTCAAGGTCAATCTTTTCTTGTCGCTCCAATCGAGCAATCTCTTGATTGTAGAGGTTGATTTTTGCTTCCATGTCATCATAGCGTTTGGAATCTTCCTCAGATACAAGTCCGTCTTCTGTGCGAACAGAATCAAGGAAGGTTTTTGCTTGTTGCCAAGCTTGGTTACGTTTTTCTTTCAATTCAAGTAATTTAGACATCAGTTCATTTTCCTTTCGTTATTTGAGCAAATTCAATCGTTTTTCCAACTGATTGATAGGGATTGTTTTCTTTGGTTGTTGGACTTCAAGTTTCGCCTGCATTTTTACAAGTAAATCTTGTTGGGCAGCAGTTCGACTAAAAGAATAACTCTCAATTTCCATTCCATGTTCCCCTTGTTTGTCAAAGAGAATCTTGTCCGCAAAGCCCAGTTCAACAGCCTTTTTGGCATTGAACCAAGACTCTGAGTCCATGAGGTGTGATAGCTTGGTTCTTGAAAGTCCTGTTCTTAATTCATAGGCATTGATGATGGATTCCTTAATTTCTCCCAACATTTCAATGACCTTCTGCATATCCTTGGCTTCACCTTGTGCCACAGTCCAAGGGTTGTGAATCATCATCATGGCAACCGGACTCATAGAAACCGTTGTACCTGCCATGGCAATGACACTAGCAGCACTTGCGGCTAAGCCATCAATCACGACATGGACATCACCTTTGTAATCCATCAGCATGTTATAGATTTGAGCAGCCGCAAAAACATCACCCCCTGGACTATTAATCCAGAGGGTGATGTCTCCGTTTCCTGCATGTAAATCATTTTTAAATACTTGTGGCGTAACTTCATCGCCAAACCACGTCTCATCAGCAATCTGTCCTTCTATTCGAAGTGTGCGACCACTATCATCTTCTGTAAAATTCCAAAACTTATGCATCCGTATCCTCCTCAGATTGGGTTTCTTGCTCTACCGGTGCTTGTTTCATAAAGCCACCCGAATCCTTCAATTTCGTCATGTTTCCATTTATCAAGTAGAGATTACCTCCTTCCTCATCTGAGAGGAGGTTTAAGTCCTCAAGTTCACGTATATCATTTGTCGATAGCCAGCCATTTTGTCTCCCAATCGCATAGCCATTCATTCGACTCTGATAATCACCACGAAGAAGACCATCCACATTAAACTTCACAAAGTAGGTTTTCTTTTCTTCGGGTAAAAAAAGAGACCTCTTGAAAGCCTGTTCGAGACGAACTACCCAAGGGTCTAAGGTATATTTAACAAATTCTAGAGATTGTTGCTCAATGTTTGAAAATGAGGATTTCTCCAAGTCACCAACCATATGAGGTGGAATGCGGTAGAGCCTTGCAATTTCATTAATTTGGAATTTTCTAGTTTGGAGAAACTGGGCTTCTTCAGGTGGAATGCCTATTTGAGTGTATTTCATCCCTTCCTCAAGAACTGCCACTTTATGGGCATTGGTTACCCCATTGTAGACTGCATTCCATGAATCTCTCACTCGTTTGGGATCCTTGAGAATCCCTGGATGTTCCAAAACACCACCAGGATTTGCACCATTTTTAAAGAATGATGCACCATAGTTTTCCGTAGCCAAGGTCATACCGATGGCATTTTTTGCAAGGGCAATTGGAGAATAACCGATCAAGCCATCAAAACCAAGACCAGGTACATGAAGAACATCTTCTGCTCTCAAGATAGCATCTCCCTTTTCCTTAAAGTTAGGATTTTCTTCTGACTGACGCTTGTATTTGTAATAGAGCTTTCCACTTTCGTCCCGATGAACAGACATCTTATCTGGTAAGAGTGGGTAAAGACTGATTACCTGTCCACTCCTATCTCGGATAATCTGGACATAGGCATTGCCCCATATCAATAGATGGGTCATCAAGGTTTCTCTAAAGACAAAAGATGACATCTCAGGGTTAGGTTCATCATGTAAGAGAAAATAAAGGGGATGTTCCACCTTCTTCTCCTTTCCAGTTGCCGTTCTCTCATAAACATGAATGGGTAGTGAAGCAACTGCTTCAGCTAAGATGCGGACACAAGCATAAACAGCTGTTGTCTGCATAGCTTTAAACTCATCCACATTCTCCCCACTGGTCGTTCGTCCAAACAGATATGAAAAGTCCTGACCTTCATAACTATTTCGTGGTTTATCTCTAGCCCGCTTACGTCCCAATAAATCTAGTAGTCCCATAGTTCCTCCTTTTGAGTACGAAAAAAGCACCTCCCCTTTGGAGATGCATTGAATTGTGATATGAAATTTCAACTAACATCATTACAATTTACTGTTCTGTGCAATAGTCAACATTCCTATTTTGCCAACTCTCTAAAAGCATCAATATGGCGTGAAAAAACCGAAGTTGTAACATCATCCAATGTTGATTGTTCAACAACTGTAGGTGTTGCCTGTTCCATATCTAATAGACAATAACAGTCATCAGATTTATTTATGGGAATATTATTTTTTATAACCACTGAGAATACCTTTTCCTTAATTTTCGCATAGAAAAATGGCCGTTATTTATTGAATAATTTAGCCCAATTTTGCTTAGAGTTCAAAATCCTTGCAACATAAACCTCATGGTTATCAATGTAATAAAAAGCTAGATAATTCTCGATTGGCATATATCGGTACCGTTTGCCATCATCTGTCAATTCCCCGTAACCACGACTAGACACCAAAGGACATGCTTCAGGAAAGGTCTCTAGAGTTTCAAGTGCAGTTAGGATAAGGTCTAGTTTGCTGTCGGCAGATTGTTGACTATAGAAATTATGTAAAATATAGTCATGAATCCCTCCTAAGTCCCTTTTGGCTTGATCCGTAAGGGAAACATGGTATCGTTTATGATTATTCAAGACCAAATTCCTTTCTCACATCAGCTAAAGATGTTAGTTTCCCTTGCTCAATTTCTTGATGGCCAATTAGAATTTCCTTTTTCAAGTCTTCAAAAGCAACTTGATACTGCGTCTCTTGTAAATCACTGTTTACGAACTCTTTGGGATCAACTGCTCCAGTCGCAATTTTACGAAGAGCAGCATTGAAGATATCAGACAGAGTCAGCTTTTCATCTGCTAAAATTTCTTTAGTTTGTTTATAAAAAGTTGAATCTGCTCTAAAGTTGACGGGCTGTGTGCTTGCCATAGTTCTTACCTCATTGTAAAGATGATTTGTAAATACATTCTATCATGCTTACCTTTTAAATTCAACTAAAAACTCAATATTCCACGTTCATCATACACACTTCCTTCATCGCTTTGATGACGAATACAACGGTCCAGTCCCATAATGAGTGCTACAATACCATCAATTTTCTCGACTGACTTTTCCTTATCAGGCTTGATATTGCCAGCAGGGTCTTGTCTCATGACTACGTTTTGTCCCATCCATTTCAGAACTGGATGCCCACCATGTTGAATCTTGCCTTCCATCATAAGTTTATAGAGTTCCTTTGATGGTGGACTCATATCCTTGTATCCCTGACCGAAAGGCACCATGGTCAAGCCCATTCCTTCTAGATTCTGAACCATTTGTGTCGCATTCCAACGGTCATAGGCTATTTCCTTAATATGATAGATTTCCGATAAGTCTTCAATAAACTTTTCGATAAAACCATAGTGAACGACATTACCCTCTGTAGTTTTGATGTATCCCTGACACTCCCAAACATCATATAGAACATGGTCACGTCGACATCTAAGCTCCAATGTATCCTCAGGTAGCCAGAAAAATGGCAGAACGATATAATTCTCCTCTTCAAATCTAGGAGGGAACACCAAGACAAAAGTCGTTATATCTGATGTACTAGAAAGGTCTAAACCAGCATAACAGCTACGCCCTTTGAGGCTATCATATTGAATAGGATCATTTCCCTTCGCATAAACATGTTCTGGAATCCAAGCAACACTTGAACTTGTCCACATATTTAGACGGAGCTGCTTAAAGACATTCTCTTCTGCAGGATTATCAAGTGCTTGTTGGTAGGCTTCTCTTACACGATCAATCCCAATTGTATGCCCAAGTGAAGGGTTGGCTTTGAGCCAGTTGGCTTCATCATTCCAATCATCTTCATCAGATAAACCATAAACCACTGGATAGAATGACGTGTCCTTCTTTCTATCATTCAGAATATCTAATGCTTTGGTATGTAACTCATAACAGATAGAGTTTCTATCCGTTCCAGCTGTTGTGATAATAAAAAAGAGGGGTTGTTCCCTTGCGTCTCCTGACCCCTTGGTCAATACATCATACAAATGACGATTAGGCTGAGCGTGGATTTCATCAAAGACCAAGCCAGATACGTTAAGTCCATGTTTTGTCCCAGTCTCTGCAGAAAGAACTTGGTAAAACCCAGCGTTAGAATAATTTACAATACGTTTGGTAGCTCCCATTATCTTAGACCGCTTTTCCAAGGGGCGACTCATCTGTACCATCTGTTTGGCCACATCAAATACGATTGATGCTTGGTTTCGGTCACAAGCGGCACCATAAACTTCCGCACTGGCTTCATTATCCGCATATAATAAATAAAGAGCGATAGCCGCTGCTAGCTCAGACTTGCCATTCTTTTTAGGAATTTCTATATAGGCTGTTAGGAATTGGCGATTGCCATCTTCCTTGACAATTCCAAATAGGTCACGGACAATCTGTTCCTGCCACGGCAACAAATCAAATCGCTTTCCTGCCCACTTACCTTTGGTGTGGGAGAGGTTATTGATAAATGTTACTGCCCTATCAGCCTTTGCCTCATCATAGTGTGAGGTTGGAAGCATGAATGGACTTGGTTCATAATGATAGCTCATAAAATTCCCCCTAACAAATCTTCCATCTCATCACCTGTACCAACTTCTGAATCCATCGTAGCTAATCGGTTTCGTGCCGAAGGTGTTAAACCAAATTGTTCACAGAATTTAAGCATGATTTTGAGGTTGGTCTGGCTGATAGAGACTTGAGGGACTTGTTGGAGATAGCCATTAGGAGTTTTGATAATGGAGCCATGCTTGGAAAGGAACTCTTCTGCCTCTTTCCAGCGAGCATATGCTTGACAATAACCAGCAAATGCAGTCATGTCCATTTCGGTTAAAATTCCCATTTGTTCGAGAATTTTTCCCATCCGTTTCCACTCCTTCTTTGCATCATCTTCAAGCCACTGTGGGCAACGTGGGGCTTTTTGTTTGGGTTTGACTTCATTCGTAGGGAGTGGTCGCTTACCAGGATTTCCCTCAAGTATTTTCATATTCGTTGGCTTTGGTTTTCGCCCCCTGATTGCCACAATCTCACCTCCTTTAGAGTAAGAAAAAAGAACTCAATTCGAGTTCATTCTTAAAGTTCATTAAAGTTATCAAGTACAGCCTGACAAACAGTTCTGTCAATATCGTCCATGTTATCTATTTCGTTTCCGTATCGATATTGGTAAATATAGTTACCATCTCGCTTAATAGTCAGTATTCTAATCCAAGCACCGTCTATATTTCTCGGATCTGTTGTATCTTCACGGAGAAATTCACAAACGTAATGTCTATCCCCAACCGTTCGAGTCATTATTTCCCACATCTTACTTTACCTTTTCCACGATATCTATTCCATATAAAACATTCAGGCAACTGCCATTTTCCCACTTAACTAAGAGTGAGCCAATATCATCCACTCCAATAACTGTACCAAGTGTTCCTTTAGGAACTGGATATGGATCATCCATTTTTACTAATCTAACCTTTGTACCAACCGGATAGATTGTCTTTAGGTTATTGAAAATTTTTGTGTCCATATTATTCTCCAAACATATCGAATGCCCACTTGACAGCGTGACCAAGATCCGTAACAATTATTGATTCCTTGTATATTCGGTTAAGTCGGCATTCAAATAATTCAAATTCTTCAAGGCTATCAACGATTTCGTAAATCTCGACTACTGTTTCTTTGTTTCCTTTGGATGCAACGATAACCCATTCCTTGTAAGGAATGATACTTGCAGTTGTTGGGTAGGTTTCATAGAGTTTTTCAAGTGTTGTTGTCATGGTTTTGTTCTCCTCTTCTTTTGTTGTGTACATATTAACTCTAAAGGAGACTTATATCCAGTCATTTATAGATTATTTTGACGATATTTTCGACTATTTTTCACTTGCTAGAATGGCGCATCCAATGGCATAGACAACTGTTACCGTCACTCCATTTCCAGCTTGTTTATACAGTTGGGCATCGGAGTTTACTGCTTGGGCTTTCTCGAACAAATCATCCGAAAATCCTTGTAGTCGAAAACATTCTCTAGGGGTTAAACGTCTAATTTTCACCACTCGATCATTCCAAACCACAGCACCCATTTGACCACCGCAGGATAGGTTATGGGCGATTCCTTTCCCAACTCTTGCTCGTCTCGTTGGAGAGTTGGGATAAGATAAATCCACTGAATCACCTATCTCAGCAACTTGATAACCTTGCTTTGTACCATTTCTGACCTTGATACCTTCAAGAACACCATGGCGGTCTTGAGAGGTCAATGTGAACATTGGCTCATCCTGTTCCTTGAGCCTACGTCCATTTTGACGTTTGTGGATTCGATTGGGTGTCAGAATGGGTTGAATTTCGAGTACTCCAGAGTTCATCGCAGTCCGTTTTGTAGCTCCAGCAGTATATCGTGCAGTGATACAACGTGCCTCATCTGTCAACTTTGGTTCTGTCAAAGATTGGTCAATTAGATAAAGACCTGTCTTAGCACCTAGTCCTCCACCCGCACCAACAAGGGTTGTGGCAATTCCACTAGGGTCGTAGACACGATAGCTTTGCATACCACCTACAAGTTGCTTAAGATGGCTACCGCTTTCTCCGCTGATAGGTAGTACTTTTCGTCGACCTCTATTTCTAAGATGTCCGAGAGTGTAGATGCGTTCTCGATTTTGGGGAACTCCGTAGTCTTTTGAATTGAACACTTGCCACTCAAGGTCGTACCCTGCTTCATCCAAGAGAGAGAGATAGTCGAGATAATCTCGTCCCCCGCCACTTGATAAAAGTCCCTTAACATTTTCAAGGAGTATCCACTCGGGTTTATCTTCTTCCTCTTGGCTTTGGATGAGGTCAACAAATGTAAAAAAGAGTCCACTTCGCTCACCGTATAGGCCTGCTCGCTTTCCTGCGATAGACACATTTTGACAAGGGCTTCCCGCACACCAGAGATCTGCTTTTGGAAGTTGTGTTGGATCAATGCTTGTGATGTCGTCATGAAACCATTCTCCTTTCGTGTCATACATTGCTTCATAAGATTTTCTTGCAAATTTATCCTTTTCACAGTAACCGATACATTTGAAACCCGCTAATTCCAAACCACAACGAAAACCACCCACTCCTGCAAAGAAATCAAGAAAGGTTAGGCTCATACCGTCTCCTCCATCATTGAATAGGCTTCATCAAAGGTCAAAGTCTGTCCATCACGCAATACCGTCACGTTGTCGTTTCCTGTTGACTCTATATAACGTTTGACAATGACATCCACAAACTTCTCATCCAACTCAATGCCGTAACAAACCCTTCCAGTTTGGTCTGCGGCCATTAGGGTCGAACCAGAACCAAGGAATGGATCAAGAACAATTGTCCCACGCATGGATGAATTTTGAATAGGATAGGCCATGAGCGGAATTGGTTTCATTGTTGGGTGGTCTTTACTAGATTTTGGACGGTCATATTCCCAAATGGTTGTTTGTTTACGGTCACTGAACCATTGATGTTTTCCCTTTTGTTTCCAGCCAAAGAGACAGTTATGAGTAACAATTCCATCCGCAATATAATGTTCATATTTTTCAACAGCAAGAGAATAAACAGGTCCACTGAATCCTTTTGTAAGAACCTCATCAATTATGCCCCAGTAAAAATTTTCTTTCGTTTCCTTTTCATAAGTTTTTGGAATTGGAACTTGCATAATTTGAGGTATCAGATTACAAGCATTGATGCGAGCAGTTACTCGTTTACTAAATGCCTCATGTCCATTTCCTTTGTGAATGAGTGGGTATTTGATATTTCGACCATAGTCAACAAGCAAACGTCTAGCGTTATCTAATTGAATTTGGCTATCCAAGTTATCATAAATCATATCGACATGATGAGTTGTGCGTTGAGTTTCTTTCTTTGGAAGTCCTCTATCCATTTCCCAATGAGTATAAGGAATACCGTACTTGAGGGCTAATAACTGTTCGTGGCACTGGGCTGTTACTTTATCATCAAATACATCAATGACCCAAGCCTCTTCACCTTTCTCACCACGAAGTCTCGTTTTCAAACCAAAGCCCCTCGAGTTATAGAGTTCAGTAATCCCTACACGCCAACGGTCTCCTTTACGCATAAGATAGGTACAATAATTGTTTTTCGTTGATTCATTAAAACGAACCGAAAACTGGTGGTTATCCGTAGCCCACGTTAATTTATTTCCAATTTTTATACCGTATAAGGTGCCATTATAATATCGAGAAGCTGTTTTTATCTCATAGCCACCATTACGCATCCCCAGAATTGTTCCTGAATAGGAATTGTAACTAATGACCCTATCACCATCCTTTAAGTCTTCTATTGGAACGGGACCATTTATAGTTTGAACAATCGTACCTGCTGGCTGACATGGTTCATGTTGCCACTGGTAGGGACTACGCCCAAGAACTAATGAGTTCTTCTTCCAAATACAACACCCACTGAGATAGAAACCTGCATCTTTAAATGCCTTTCGGAAGTTCAGTCCTTCCGTATCTGCATGGAATACATAGATTGAACCATCAGACTCCATATGTTTTTCTACTTGAGTGAACATATCAAAGAGAAACTGGTAAAAGTCACTATCAGGCATATTGTCATTGAGAATCTTTCCAGCTGTTTCTTCTACATTAACATTATAGGGAGGGTCAGTCACAACCAAGTTTGCCTTTTTATCACCTAACAGTTGGTCATACGTTTCAGCTTTAGTTGAATCGCCACAAATCACTCGATGCTTACCAAGTTGCCAAATGTCACCTCGTTTTGAAAAGGTCGGTTTCTTCAATTCCTCTTCAACATCAAAGTCATCATCTGATAGGTCTTTATCATGGACATTTGATAGGATATCGTCAATTTCTGGTGGTTCAAAACCAGTCAGGTCGAGATTGAAATCTGACTCCTGTAAATCCAAAAGCAAGTCCGCCAAAAGTTGGTCATCCCATTGACCGGTGATTTTATTAAGGGCAATGTTTAAGGCCTTTTCATCTTCCTTGGATAAATCGACAATGACACATTTGGCAGTTTCATAGTCTAAGTCCTTCAATACAGTTAATCGTTGATGGCCACCAATAACCGTCAAATCTTTATTGACGATGATGGGGTCAACGTAGCCAAACTTGAGTAGGCTTTGCTTAATCTTTTCATACTCCTTGTCACCCTTTTTGAGTTTTTTTCGAGGATTGTAAGAGGCTGGGTGTAGTTCAGATAATCGAATCTCTCTAATTTCCATTGTTGGTTGACTTGTCATTGGTTTCTCCTTTATAAAATCGTGATTGAATGTAACACGAATGGCTACAATATTTTCTATTTGGATTGGCATAAGATAAAAATAACCTACCACATTGTTGGCAAGTCAAATCTTCATATGCGGTTTTTGATTTATCGTGTTCGTCAGAATGAGTGGTCCACCAAACCTTACGACACTTATCCGAACAGAACTTCTTTGGTCTTCCAGTTTTTTGGATTGATAGTAGCTGATAACACTGTTGGCAGCGAAGTCCATCATTCTGGTCGGCTTTTGCCATCTGCTTTGTCGCAGCACCATGACCAAGCAATGCTGGATTTCGTTTACAGTATTTCTTAACGGAATCTCTAGACAGTCCTGTAGCCTTACCGATTAAGCCATAGCCAAGACCTTCTGCTCGCATTTTCCAGATTTGTTTGCGTTGACTTTCGTCCATTTGTTTTCCTTTCCAGCAAAAAAGGACTAAAAACAACTATTTTCACCATTGTTTCTAGCCTTTTTCACTATTTTTATTACCAAAATTACATACTAGGGAACGCTACATCCCCACATTAGAAACGTGATAACGGTGGGAAGGAACGTCAAAATGAAGCGATTTTAATGTACCCGCTTGCGAATTTTGCGAAATTGCACGTTTGAGGGGGCGTCGGTCTTAGTCTCCCAAGGGTTTAGAGATTCCATCCCCCCTCCCCCAAAGGGTTAAAAATTGGATACTATTGTAACGAAACTCCAAGACTAAAATCGATACGTATACTCCACATATCGGTCAGTCGTCATGGTCTTCCTATCATGACAAGACTTACAAAGTGCTTGCCAGTTTGATTGATTCCAAAAGAGTTCTTGGTCACCTCGGTGGGGTGTGATATGGTCAACCACTGTTGCTTTGGTTAATCGACCTTTGACTTTACATTCAACACAGAGTGGATGAACTTTTAAGTAACGAAGTCGTGCTTTATTCCACTGGGCATTGTATCCTTTGGCTTTGGTTGACTTGGCATCCAGTTGATGGTTTCCCTTATGGTTGTCACAATACTTGTGACCATAGGATACTAAGTTAGGACAACCATTTTGTTTACAAGGTGTGCTTGGTCTTCTTGGCATTTTACTTCTCCCAAGGAAGATTTTCTTTCGTGAAATGTCCGAAGCAAGATGTTTTGGTGTAGTCTACATTCAAGAGATGAAGTTCCTTAATGATACCTCGTGGTGTTAAATCATATCGCTCACGAATCATTCCTTCCAGTTGTTTTGTGGTGTAGCGACTGGTACCAAAGGTTTCTACATACACCGACACAGGTTCTGCAACTCCAATGGCGTAGGCTAATTGTACTTCACATCGTTTCGCATACCCTTCACGAACAATATCCTTAGCAATCTTTCGTGCCATGTATGCTGCTGAGCGGTCAACCTTGCTTGGGTCTTTTCCAGAGAAAGCACCTCCACCATGATGTGCGAAACCACCGTAGGTATCCGCCACAATCTTACGTCCAGTCACTCCTGCATCCGCAAATGAGCCACCAAGAACAAATCGACCAGTTGGATTGACTAGAACGTTGAAATCTAGATTCTGACGGTAACGAAGAGCTACAGCCATCATAGCTTCAGTCACAATTCGTTTCACTTTGGCAAGGTCAGCCGTTTCGGTATGTTGGATGGAAACTAAAAATGTATCAATTCGATTCTTCTCATAGTCGTAGGATACCTGTGCTTTTGCATCCTTTCCAAGTAAGGGGTGACCGAGTGACATCAGTTTCTCAAGGACTCGAGTTGCTAAGACATAAGGAAGTGGCAGGTACTCAGGTGTTTCATCTGTCGCATAACCAAACATCATTCCTTGGTCACCAGCACCACCATTATCAACACCTTGGGCAATATCAGAACTTTGGAGTCCAAGTAGGTTAGTTACCCGAACATTCTTCAAACCAAGTGGCTCGACAACCTGGCGTACAATGTCCTCGAGATTAAAGAAATGTCTTGTCGAAATTTCACCAGCTACTACAATATGGTTATCCTTGATTAAGGTCTCAACTGCCACTCGACTTGATTTGTCATACTTTAGACACTCCGTCAAAATGGCATCTGAAATCTGGTCACAGATTTTATCTGGGTGTCCAACCGACACTTGTTCACTAGTAATAATCATAATTCCTCCACGCAAAAAGCCCAACCCTTGGGCTAGGCTTTGGTTTATTTTACTGATTGACGGCCTGCTTCGTAGGCTCTCTCCAATGCTCTTTTGATTCCCCAAACCGAAACATCGTAGAAATCGAGGTTGTCGCTCCAACGTTTTTCCAAGGTTTCTACAAAAAGTTCTTCTTTTGCAATTTCTGTCAAAAGGGCATTGAGTTTTTCATGTTGGCGTTTTGTCATGGTATTGTTCTCCTCTTCTTTTGTTGTGTACATATTAACTCTAAAAAGGAGATATATCCAGTCATTTCTGCATAAAATTAAAGATATTTTAAACAGTTAAAACCAGCAAAACCGCCTCAAGAATGGCTTCACGTTCTTCTGTTTCAGGATAGAGTTCCCATCCTCTGTCGTAAGAAACGATTGTTTCTTCAGCTACTTCAATATCTAATTTGAAAACACATCCAAGGTCAATTCCAACTTCTGAAGGTTGGGGACTAACCTTGGCAATGTAATCCACTTTTTGTCCTTGATAATCAATCCGTCCGTCAGTCCACATGGTTATTCTCCTTTGGTTTTTCTAGGTGTATATTACCCTATCAGCCAAAGAATATCCAGTCATTTGAGGGAGATTTTTATCTTTTTTGACATCTTAAGTATATCACAGGTCTAGGTTGAAAATCAGTACTAAACCAGTACAAATTTAGTGCTAATTTAGTACCAATTTAGTGCACTCAACCATCACTAGATAGGGATGTGATAATCTTCCACCTTAAGTTCAAGACTTTTTGAAGTCCAACGATAACACTTGCGTAATTGTTTTAGAATCTTACGCCTACGATAAGCAAGTGTTGAATGACTGATTTCATAAATCTCTTCTAGTTCAGTCCAACTCTTGCCTAAGTAAATTAAATCCTTGGCTAATGGCTTCAAATCCTCAGGTATTAGCTCCATAACGAACTCAAAGTAGTAAAGATCCATTTTTAAGCAGTAGTAGGTATTAAGCAAACTACTGAGGTACTCTTGATTTTCTTGTTCTTGTTTTTCTCTAAAACTAAGAGAAATCAGCTCACTACGACCATGGTTTTTACTTTTCTTGACCTTTTCATGCTCTGACTTCTCAAATACCAGTGACTGAATCACACTATTCTCTGAGATAGGTCGATAGTTGAGCAATTTCTCCTGAACTAAATGTAACTTCATTTTCATGTCACGATAGTTTTTAGCTATATATTCCACCTTATCCATCTGTTCCTCCTACTTGTGCTTTAACAGCTTCAATCAGCCGTTCTTGTTGTGCATCTTTGTTTTCTAGTGCCTTGAGAATTTCCTCATCAATCGTTCCTTCAGTCACAATGTGTTGAATAACAACTGTCTCAGCCTCCTGGCCTTGACGCCAAAGTCGTGCATTTGTTTGTTGGTATAGTTCCAATGACCACGTTAAACCAAACCAGACCAAGTGGTGACCACCTTTTTGGAGGTTCAACCCATGACCAGCTCCAGCTGGATGAAGTAAGCCAACTGGGACATTTCCCTTGTTCCATTCACGAATATCTTCTTCTGTTTTCAACACCCGACTCTTTACATTGAGTTTTTCTAAACGACCCAGAATCCGAGCTAAGTCATGTTTGAACCAATAAGCAACTAAGACAGGCTCTCCATTTGCGGATTCAAGGATATCTTCAAGGGCATCTAGTTTCTGTTCATGTAATGCCACAACCGTATGATCATCAGAATATACGGCTCCATTGGACAACTGAACTAATTTGTTCGTTAGGCTTGCAGCATTGGCAGCAGTTACTTCTAATCCATCCAACTCTGACAATACATACTCTTTCTTGAACTGACTATATTTTTCTTTTTCCTTTTCTGACATACGCACCAGTTTCTTGGTTGAAATCAATTCAGGCATGTCCAGATAGTCTAAGGCCTTCATAGAAATGGTAATATCACTAATCTTGTCTTGAATTTGACACTCCGCATAGTCCATGGGGATGTATTCATAAACAATGTTTCCGTTACGACGACCTTCTTCAAAGTAACGACTACGAAACTCACCGATGAAGCGACCAAGACGTTCTCCTCCGTCAATGACTTTAAACTCTGCGAACAAGTCCATTAACCCATTTGAGCTTGGAGTTCCTGTCAAACCAACGATACGTTTCATGTAAGGTCGCATAGCCATGAAGGCTTTGAAACGCTTGGACTGCCAAGACTTGAAAGAACTCAATTCATCAATCACTACCATATCCCACTTGAAATAGGGACTACATTGTTCCACCAGCCAAGGGAGGTTTTCACGATTGACGATATAGATATCCGCATCTTTCTGGAGAGCTACTTTTCGTTGCTTGGGAGTTCCCACAATTTTCGAATAACGCAAGTGACGCAACTCCGCCCATTGTTCAATCTCATCACTCCAAACAGTATTTGCGACTCGAAGTGGGGCAATAACCAAAACCTTAGTGACTTCAAATCTATCAAACATCAGCTCATTCACCGCAGACAAAGTTGTAGCCGTTTTTCCCATCCCCATGTCTAAGATGACCGCTGCATTAGGGTGACCAATGATAAAGTCCTTGGCGACTACTTGATAGTTATGTAATGTCAATTTCATCTAGCACATCTCCAATCATCTCAATGTGGTCAAGAACATAAACCTTAAAACCTAACCGCTCAAACAGTTTATGCCTTGACACTTGTAACTTCCTTGGCTTTTGGTCAGGAGCCTTTACTTCCACCAAGCCAAACTTGCCATTGGGTAAAAACACTAGCCTGTCTGGTACACCAGAAAAAGATGGCGATACCCACTTAGGACAAATGCCTCCACGCTTTTTCACTTCACTCACTAACTTCTGTTCTACAAATCTTTCTCTCATAAACAATCCTTTCGTCAGAAAAAGAATGGAGGTCTAGTAAACTCGAATCAGTAACTTTTTATATAGGGCTTTTATAGTAATAATTAACCCATTATAAAAGTTATAGAAAAGAGTATCACTACTTCCATAACTAATAATAGTGCTGGTTGTGGAACTCATATCTTAAACCTGACACTCAGCCAAGTAAGCCATATTATGTTCCATGACCTCCAACTTCCATTCTTCATACTCAAAAATTTGTCAGACTTTTTTTCAAAGGCTAGCATGACTTCAGTTAGTCCAAAAAGTCATCCAATAGTTTCAAACCAACAATGGCATTAAACTTACTAGTCCTCTGACGATGGTAGCCTGCCGATTCAAGTGCCGTGTAAAAGTCAGTAGTACTTCTGATATATTCTCCATTCTGTAGAGCGTAGGCACGATATGCAGAATATAAATCGCCTGATTTTTGGAGATAACCTTTCTCAATCTCACAGTTCTCCTCAATGAAATGTCCCAACCAATCATTGGCTTCTCGATAAGCTCTGACGGATTCTTGAACAACCTTTGGTAATTTCGTTTTAAAGTTTGCCTTGATGGCTTTCTCAGCTCCTTCGATGATCCAAGATATAATGGCTGGTGCCGCATTGTCATAAAGATAGTCCGCAAAGTTCTTCACATCTGACTTGCCCGTAATCTTGGCATTGAATGGGATGACAATCAATCGTCGCCAAATACCATCATCGTTTGCTCCGACTTTTGGCAGATGGTTGGTGTAAAGAACCAGCGTATGGGATGGAACAAAATGGAAGGGATCCTTGTACTTCTTCTCAGCGTAAATTTCATCAGTCGAACAAAGTTGCTTAACCAGCCCTGTATTCAAACGCATCCCTTCATCCATTTCAGATGCAATAATGAGTCGTTTGCCTTTTAGTTCAGCCATCTCAGGCTTAACATTTCGTTTATTCGACATGGTCAAGGCATCAGCGGATAATTTTCCAGAATAGCTACCTAGTACACGAGCTATGGTATTCCAAAAAGTTGATTTTCCATTTGCACCACCTCCATAAGCGATAATCATATGTTCCTGATAGACTTTTCCGATGGCTGCCATACCGACAACCATCTGAACATAGTCAATTAGTTCTTGGTCTCCGCAAAAAAAGGTCGCTAAAGTCTCTTGCCAAAGCCCCATCCCTTGATTACCTGGACTTGCAGTGGTTATTTTTGTCAGATAATCCGTCGCAGAATGTGCCTGACTACCAGATAAGCCACACTTAAGGTCATAGGTTGCATCGGGAGTGTTTAGTAACATATCGTTTTTATCCAGTTCAGAAATGTCAATTGCAAGCATAGGCTTGGCGGTATTGTGGGTCGCTATAATGTAACGGTAGTCCCTACGTTTCATGACGAATTGATAATATGCTTTTGCCGAAAGATACTTGGCGAGCAGTATCTGTTGATTTGGTGAATCAATTAGTTTTACCAGGCCTTTTCCACCTTCACGAACAATACTTTCTGGAATACCAGTTTGAACGAGTTGTTTAATAGCACTTTCATACTGTTCACTCGCTTCTTCAAGTTGTAAGTCCATGAACTCAAGGACAGTTCCAATTGCTAACTGCTTGTCTTCTTTCCAATACTGCCCATTAAACGTAAGATAGTCCGTCGCATTGGTATAGGCTAATTTATCACCAAACTCACGAGCCAATACTCCTGCTTCTCCAATGTCAGAATAATCATCTGGTTTTAAAGTTTCTCGATTGAAAGCATCTGGAGCCACATAACCTTTAGATGTTTTTATAGTTCTGTTGTAGAATCGGACTGCGCTTCCCCAAATGGTATCTAACTCTGTTTTATCAAGTGGCGGTACACATTTCTGTGCCTGCTCATCAAAACCATCCCTAGCTTCTTGGGTCACGCCTAACCGTTTGAGAATTCTCGCGGCAAAAACTGACATCGTTGAATTACGACTTCCTTGCTGGATTGGTCCGCTTGGAGGAGTATAGAAGTCCGCATCGAAATCTTCCTCGTCATCAATAGAAACAGCTTGAAACATATCTTCATCAATAGTTAGCCATGAATCATGCCAAACTACCTCTGCTTGCGGATTTCCAAAGAAGAAACGTGCCGCATCTTTGGCATTATCATCAAAAAACTTGTATTGATTACAGAGTTCTTCCTTCATTGCTACATAGATGTCTTTATCTGTTACCTCATTAATTTGGAAGTAGATATGAAACTTGGGTCTAGGTGCTTTTCCTGCCTTAGTCTGCATGTGACTACGGCTTGTCACCAAAGCGAAGTTATAATCCGCAAAGATTTCTTTTAATCGCTCTACAGTTATCCACTCATCTGAATTTTCAGAATGGTCATTATCAATATCCATGACCAAAACGTCCGACTGGATGAAATTGGTATTTGAGCGTGTATTGTTTAAAAACAGCCCTGCCACATGGTCGAATTGCGCAACAGTTTGTAGCGATATTTCATCTGTAACAGTTACTTGATTGGGATAAACCGTGGTTGTCTGAACCCCAGTCTGTCCAGAATGAGATAAGGTAAATTGCATTATGCACCCTCCAAATGTAATTAATGATGTGTGGAGATTTTTCCCTCCTACCTTATTAGGTAGAACTACGGCTCATTTTTCCGCACCTTAATAAAATTTTTTTCAAAAAAAATAATCTTCCTTTATATAGCTAGAGGAAGATTATTTTCATGTTTACCAAATAAAAAAAATTTTATAAAAAAGCGGAAAATTACATCCTAGTATTACCTATATAGGTGTAAGGGATGAAAAACATCGATTCAAAAAATTTTTAATAAAAACCGGAATTTTTGTTCACATCTCTACCTAATAAGATAGGAGGTCACAAAATGACTCAAGAAATAACTGTGAATCACAATGATGAACTGGTCGATACACTTACCGCCATCAGCGTCATCTCAAAGCAACTCGCTCGTAAAATAAAGGAGGAAGAAATCAATGAGAAAAATGAAAGAACTGAATAGACTAATTCATGATATGGAAGAAACCGCAAAGTACTACCTTCGATTGGTGGATGAGTTCAAAAAACTCCTATCTACTGATGATGAAACAGTTCCTGAACCAATATCACCAAAATCTGAACCACGAAGGGAAATTCAATTGGAGGATGTCCGTGCAGTCCTTGCGACCAAAGCTAAAAACGGATTTAAGAATGAGGTTCGTGCACTTCTAAATGCTTACGGTGCTTCTTCTCTATCAGCTCTTGACCCTAAACACTTTGCGGCAGTCCTTGAAGAAGCTGGAGGGATTGGTAATGACTAACCACGCCATTCTATCTGCTTCTGCATCACATCGTTGGTTGAACTGCCCACCTTCCGTTCGGTTAACAGAAGATATACCAAATGAAACCTCTGAGTTTGCCCTTGAAGGTACTGATGCTCACGAGTTGTGTGCTTATCTAGTCGAGAATGCTTTAGGGAGGAATGCGCGTGATCCAACTGAGAATTTAGTATTTTATAACGATGAGATGCAGGAATGTGCAGAAGAATATTGCAACTATGTCATCGAGCAAGTTGAGAAAGCCAAAGGCTACTCTCGTGACCCTACAGTTCTTGTCGAACAACGACTTGACTTTTCCAAATGGGTGCCTGAGGGCTTTGGGACTGGGGATTGCATCATCGTGGCAGACGGACTCCTTCAGGTTATTGACTATAAACACGGACTTGGGGTTCTAGTTGATGCAGACCACAACCCTCAAATGATGTGTTATGCACTTGGAGCACTTGAAATGTTTGATGGACTTTATGATTTCGATAAAGTTACCATGACAATCTTTCAACCACGAAAACATAACATTTCTACCTTTGAGATAGAAAAGACTGAGTTGCTTGAATGGGCTGAAAACGTGCTCGCTCCAAAAGCTGAACTTGCATTCAAAGGTGAAGGGGAAATGCAGTCTGGTAAACACTGCCAATTCTGTAAACTCAAGAATGTCTGTCGCAAACGTGCTGAGGATAATTTAGCTCTTGCCCAGATGGAGTTTGCGAATCCAGCCACCCTTGATAACGAGGACATTGCAGAGATTTTGCCTAAACTAGATTTGTTGATTTCATGGGCAAACGACATCAAAGCTTATGCATTAAATCAAGCAACAGATGGACATCCTATCCCAGGATATAAACTGGTTGAAGGTCGCTCTGTTCGTAAATTCTCTGATGAGTCAGCCGTCAGTCAGATTATGATTGAAGCTGGCTTTGACCCTTACGAGAAGAAACTGCTCACTATCACTGCCATGACCAAACTCGTTGGTAAGAAAACCTTTAATGACCTACTTGGTGGTCTTATCATAAAACCAAGTGGAAAACCAACACTCGTTCCTATTGGCGATAGCCGTCAAGAGATGAACCTAGCAAAAAATGAATTTAAAGAGGATTAACTATATGACAACTAAAGTAATTACAGGACCAAACACTCGCTTCAGCTACTTAAATGCCAATGAGCCAAAGTCAATTAACGGTAGCATTCCCAAGTACAGTGCCTCACTCATCATCCCAAAAGAGGATACTGTCACCATTAACAAAATCAAATCCGCCATTGAGCAAGCTTACAAAGAAGGTGAGTCAAAACTCAAAGGCAATGGCAAATCTGTACCTGCATTATCTACTCTAAAAACTCCTCTACGTGACGGTGATCTTGAACGCCCTGATGATGAAGCGTACAAAAATGCTTACTTCGTAAATGCTAACTCTCCGCATAAACCTGGTGTGGTTGATGGCAATCGTCAAGAAATTATTGATACTTCAGAATTGTACTCTGGTATCTATGGTCGTGCTTCTATTACCTTCTATGCTTTCAATTCTAACGGCAACAAAGGTATTGCTTGCGGTTTGAATAACTTGCAAAAATTGCGTGATGGTGAACCCCTCGGAGGACGCACTCGTGCTGAGGATGATTTTGCGACAGAAGACGATGATGACTTTTTGAACTAGAAAGAGAGAATTAAATTGATGATGTATACTATTTTAACTTGTACTATTATGGGCCTCTGGGTGCTAATCGGACTATACTTCGGGTATATGACCATAAGAGATGACATTCGAAATGAAATTGATCGTAGGGCAAAGCAAAATAAAGAAAAACTTAGCCAAACGCCACTCAGTCGGAAAAATAAATAAAACTTTAGGTGGCAGTACTTCTGTCACCTTTTTCAGAAAGGACAAACTATGCCGATTAAAGAACTTAGTATTGACATCGAAACCTATTGCGAAATTGACTTACGAAAATCAGGAGTATATCGCTATGCGGAAGATAACAGTTTTGAAATCCTTCTGTTTGCGGTATCTGTCGATAATGGACCAGTGACTGTTTACGACTTAAGTAAAGAGAAGTTACCTCAAGACATTCTTGAAGCTTTAGTAGACCATAGAGTCATCAAATGGGCATTCAACGCTTCATTTGAGCGAATTTGTCTATCAAACTGGATCAAGAAACATCATCCCGAATTGTTATCAGATGGATATTTAACTCCAGTTTCATGGAGATGTAGCATGATTTGGTCAGCGTACTTAGGACTTCCTCTCTCCCTTGAAGGAGTTGGAACAGTTCTCAAACTCAAAGACCAAAAGATGAGGGAGGGAGCTGACCTCATTCGCTACTTCTGCTTACCTTGTAAGCCGACGAAAATTAACGGTGGGCGGACACGTAACCTCCCTCATCACGCGCCTGACAAATGGTCTACCTTTATCGATTACAACAGACGTGATGTTGAGGTCGAATTGGCCATCAAGGAACGACTGAAAAACTTCCCAGTACCTAATTTTGTTTGGGATGAGTACCTCCAAGATCAGATTATAAATGACCATGGTATTGGCATAGATGTTAACTTTGTAAAAGCCGCTATAAAAATAGACGGAGAGAGCAAAGCCAAAATTCAAGAAGAGTTAAAAGCATTAACAGGTCTTGAAAATCCCAACTCTGTTCTGCAGATGATTGGCTGGCTACGTGAACATGGGGTAACTACGGATTCTCTAGACAAAAAAGCTGTGAAAGAATTACTCAAAACGGTTGATGAAACAACTGCTCAAGTTCTTAAACTTCGGCAGCAAGCCGCCAAATCAAGTGTATCCAAATATCAAGCCATGATGAACTGTGTTTGTAAGGACGGTCGAGCAAGGGGGATGTTTCAATTCTATGGAGCAAACCGAACTGGTCGATGGGCTGGCCGTTTGGTGCAACTTCAGAACTTACCACAGAATCACCTTCGTGACCTAGAGGAAGCTAGAGAACTTTTCAGAACAGGTGACTTAGAAGCTACTGAGCTACTCTACGATACTCAGGATACCTTATCGCAACTTATCCGTACTGCTTTCGTTCCAAGTGAAGGAAAGAAATTCATTGTTTGCGACTTTTCAGCTATCGAAGCTCGTGTACTCTCCCACTTAGCTGGTGAGAGATGGCGTAGTAAGGTCTTTGAACAAGGTAAGGATATCTACTGTATGTCTGCGTCACAAATGTTCGGTGTGCCAGTTGAGAAACATGGTCAAAATGCAGACCTACGTCAAAAAGGGAAGATTGCGGAGTTGGCCTGTGGCTATGGTGGAGCAGTTGGTGCACTCAAGGCCATGGGTGCACTTGATATGGGACTATCAGAGGACGAACTCCAACCACTTGTTAACTCATGGCGACAAGCAAATCCCAATATCGTTCTCTTATGGTGGGATGTCGATAATGCTGTAAAGACTGCTGTAAAGGAACAAATTCCAACATCTACTCAAAATATTCAATTTGAAGTCAAAAGTGGCATATTGTTCATCACCCTTCCTTCTGGTCGTAAATTAGCGTATATCAAGCCAAGAATTGGCGAGAACCAGTTCGGTGGAGAGTCCATCACTTACGAAGGAACTGGAACTGCCAAACGTTGGGAACGACTCGAAAGTTACGGCCCAAAATTTGTGGAGAATATCGTCCAAGCCATCAGTCGTGATATTCTTGCTTACTCTTTGAAGCAACTGAAAAAGTTTAAAATTGTAGGCCATGTACATGATGAAGTTATTATAGAATGCCCAATGGAACAAAAACTTGATGAAGTTGCGTCATTAATGGGGATTGCACCAGATTGGTTGTCTGATATTAATCTTAGGGCTGATGGATACGAATGCTTTTTCTATCAAAAAGACTAGCAAAAACCGCCACCTCAAAAATTGAGATGGCGATTTTCAATTATTGATTTAGTTCATTATATACCTCCTTTGCGAGTGCATGTGCTTTCTTGATTGCATCATACCCTTGGGTCTTTTTCAGACCAAGTTTTTCAATGATCTCTTGTTTGCTTATCGTGACATCATGGTAAATCAGTTTGAGGATTTTACCACATTTTTCGTTACGCTGGTATACAACTTCAATCAATTCTTCAAGTGTTTCAATAAGCATCAGTTTCTCCTCATGAGAAGGGATTCCAGTTGGATCGTAGCCAAATTTCTCATCATTATCCATCTTCTCGAACATTTCATCTAAAGACAAATCATCATGTTTTCCTTTAGAATAACGGCTCAAGTATTCATTGGTATCCATGTTAAAGACACGAAGGGCATTCGTAAACTCTTCTCGTTCAACTGGCACGAATCCAACAAGAATTCGCTTCCCATAGATATTAAATGTTTTGAGGTTGTCTCGATTAACATCCTTATTAACTAGCATAGCTTTATCCCTAATAACGAATGGTACTAGTACTTGTGAGTCAGTAGGTTCTACACCATTAAATGACTTTTCACTTTTATAGCGATCTAGAGTATATTTTGAATTACTATTTTGTTCATTAATTGACATGTCTTGTCACCTTTTCCTTCATTTACAAAGGAATTGGACATGCCAAAAGAACTATTTAATTTTGTTTCTGACCACATCAGCAGTTCCTTTGCTAAATCATGGTCAGCTGGCTTTATAGCTGAACTGCTATTTCTTAAAGACACAGTTAAAGCCGATAACGTAGGATAATTTCCCCATTACAAAGTATCTTTAAGAAGTCAATAAAATGTAGGATTAATCTTTACAACATAAGTATAGAACTTTGCACCCCAAAAAAACAGGTAGTCTAGACTTCCGTAGCTAAACCCTATTGGCTACAATGTTCTTGATAAGATAAAGCCTTGAAATAATCAATTAATGCGCAAAAAGCGGAAATTGAATTTCCGCTTTTTGGATTAAAAAAAAAGACCATCAAAAATTTGATAGTCTATAGTGTCTTCATTTGTGCTGCTTGTAATATTGTATTTATTTCAGCTAATGGTTTGTAATAACTTGTCGTTAGTAACAGTTTATAAACTTGATGCTGGTGAATTTTAGTTAATTTGTGTCCCGCTTTTTCAAGCATATCTTCGCTTATAGGTAGCATAAGTTTTAAAGCAAAACAAAATGCCAATGCTAACTCAAGCTTAGGTAGATTATCTTCTTTGGTTTCATAACTTCTGAGAGTTTTTTCCGTAATGCCAACAATATTCGCTAATAATGGTTGAGAGCATTTTTTCCTCTTTCTGTGACTACGTAATGTCCCAGAGAATTCAAAAGGTAATTCCTTTAATAAATCAGAAATATTTTTTGAAAGTTTCACCATTTCTAAAGGTGGTAACTGATCCATTAAACTCGGATTCTGTAATATCTCCACAAAGTCAGCTTTTATTTCGCTCTCTCTTGTTACCCCACGATTCAACACATAATCATAATAGTCTTCATCAGATATGGTAGTATATTTCTTCGACTTTACCTTGAAAAGGAGACAACATTCATCCATATGTTCATAAGCATAATCAGTCATCACTGGTCCATCTTTTGTCATGGAAATATATTTTTTATCTTTTAAACAAAGATGGTTATCAATGTAAAGAAACTTATTTCCATCAATGATTTGTCTGAATGACTCATTAAAACAATATTCAAAGCATAAATCATTCGAAGTGATTGTATAGCTACTTCCATTATCAAAAGCTTCAAGCTCAAAAGCGAAATTGTGCATATACCTATCATCTAAGTAATTGTAAACTCCGTTTGCTTCTTTGAAGCCCAAGTCAATCATTCGAATTTTTGCTGCCTGCTTGGATACATTAAAGAATTCAGCAAGTTCATCAACCACTTCACGTACAAGTTCAGAGCGACTGATGTCAGGATTTACTAAGGTTAAAGTTTGAAATAACTCTCTAATCTTAATTTTCGTTTGAACTTTTGGCATAAGGATTCGAGGAGCAATCCCATTAGCATGCCACTCCATCCAATCAAGTGGAGACCACATGCTAGAATCTGCCAGATTTTCCTCTGTCCAACTACTAGATACTGAGTATCTAGTATCAAGTATCATTCTTACTTCGTGAAATACTTTATGTAATTCCCAATGCACGCACTCATGAATGACAGTATTATTGAAAGATCCAACATTTCTCTTATAGACAACATCTTTATCTACCAATATACTTCCTTTGCTAAAAGGCTTCGAGACAAGTTGGTCATTTTCTATCACCTCTACTTTAGTATCTTTAAAAACCATTTTACCAAAAACTGAATCGTCTAATGTTAACTTCTCTCGATGTATCGAAAGCCCCATCTCAGCGACAATTAACTCTACCGGTATAGGAGTTGGCTGCCTAAGTGCTACAGGATAATATTTTTTTAGAAATGATTCTGCAATGTTATCAAATTCTTTCTTAGGAATGTACGGAACCCAATCCCTACTAAGCATCAAATTTTTAGTTTTTTTATATTGGTCAGATTTGAACTCTGCATTATAAATATTAAATACTTTAATACCTGAATCAAGCTCCATATCTACATAGACTGAAACGTACTTCGATTTCGTATCTAGTTCCATTTCACCTTTGATGTACTGACGAACAATAACATCCGCAATCACAATAATTTCAAGTTTCAGTTTAGAATTATCAACTACTTCATAGTAAATCTTATATAGTTCAAAATCATCAAACTCAATATATCCATTTGGTTTCGGTACCATGTATGTAGATAAATCAGTATTATCCTTATTATTGAATATGAATCCTCTAACAGTTTTTATGATTAAATCCTGGTAAGTATCAAAAATATATTTATCAAACATCTTAATTCCTCCGAGAGACTTATGATACCAATGTCCTTGTGAAAATTATACCACACCTTTACAAGCACTATAAAAAAATGATACAATAAATATAATTCCTTCAATCGACTACCTTTTGCAACTATTACTTTTGGATATAGTACCTTTAGTGGTATTTGGTGAAATGTTATGTTTAAGAATTTAAAAAAATATTTGCTTTCGGAATTGCCTAAAAAAATAAAATTAAATCATCTAACTAGTTATGAAAATTTTGGTAAAGAAATAGAAACACATATTTCTGATATTATAGAAGAATATCTTGATTGTAAGAAAATTAAATTTGATGCCTACAGAGCACCTGATAAGAATCATTTCCCTGACCTTACTTTAACCATAAAAGGTACTGAATATGCAGTTGAATATAAATGTGGTCTATATAATAATTCGGGTAATATTTCTAATGAACCGGCTAACGACTTGGGCACACTTAATTCTTATACTAAGAAAATTAAGAAATTTAAGGAAAATATCTTTTGTATCTTCATAAAATACTCTATTAATAGCAATTCCATTATTACGTTAGATGATATCTATATAGACCGAATATATAAATTTGTTGGTAAGAAAATTGTTAAATCCCAAATCTTAGCGAAGTATCGTGAAAAAGATGGTAATTTACGACCGAAAAATTGGAAGGATTTCGATTCCTCTACTTCTTATTTCGTCTCACTTGAAGAATTTAAAAAAGCTTTATATATTACTAATAAATATAGAGCACTTCAGATATCATTAAAAAATCTAGAAAAATTATCAACAAAAGAACTTTTAGATTGTAAAAAAACGGTAAATTTTTTACTTGCCAAAAATAAAAAACATTATAAATAATTTTAAAGGAGAATTACTCATGAACAATATCGATACAATTGAAGAACTTTTTCAAATAACACAAAATAGTCTAGTTGGACAATCTGGTACAATCTCGATTACTTTTGCCAATCGAACTCATATTTATTCTGGTAACGATGTTATTGGAAACTGCTTACAGGAATGGCTTCCTAACTGGTTCGCTTTTCAAGGAGTGGATATTCAGCCAGGTACTCATACACAAGAGTTTCCTGACTTTGTAGCAAATTTTAATGGAAATCCAATTGATGTAGAAGTTAAAGCATGGAATATAAATAATGCTCCAGCTTTTGATTTAGCAAATTTTTTTAGCTTTCTTGATACTACTTTTACTGAACCAGGAAAATTAAATGCACGATACTTTATTTTAGGTTACAGGCCTGCAAATGATGGTTTCACACAAGGATTTACGCTAGAGAGGGTTTACCTCAAACACATTTGGGAAATTACCAACAACACTAGAAACTACCCAATTGGACTTCAGGTAAAACGTGGAAATCCATATGCGATGAGACCTAGTAACTTCTATAGAAATGAAGACAATCATTTTGAAAATATTTTCGAGTTTGTTGAAGCTGTTGCAGATGCCTACAGACACTTTGAGCATGTATCTGATTTACCATTTACACCAGATGAATGGTACGAAAGAGTTATGAGTTATTTATAGTATCCTAAAATGAAAATAGAGTATGCTAACAAGTCATACTCTATTTTTTTTATAGGTTTCTAATAATTTATTCGATACTGCTTTTATTACTGGAACACATACTGTATTACCAAGTAAGTCAAATGCTTCACTTTCTTTTAGGAAACTGAGGTCATAATTATCTGGGAAACCAAATAATCGTAGACCTTCATTTACCGTTAAAGGTCGAATACCATTAAGTACAGGAACAGCAAGTTTATGAACATCTGTTGCTACTAAGGTTGGCGTTGTCTCATAGGGCGATAAGATTTTTGTAAATTCAAAAGAAAGCTTACCGGTTACTATATTGTAACCTTTTTCTAGGGTTTCGTCTGGAACTCGTTTATTACCTTCAAGTTTTTTTGGATGTTCAAAACTTAAATATCCTTTTTCTACAAGATCATCTAGCATATCTGTAAGATTAGGTGATTTAAAAAATGTGGAAATCATATCCGATGTTAGTGGCATTCCATCCATCCATTTAATACCAATTATTTCAGCCCATTTTTTATTTCTCCTTTGTTTTAATAAATTGTCTAATAAAACTGCTTGTTCCTCAGATATTTCGCCTTTAAGACCTATATCCCAACTATGTATGTTATTTTCCCCACCTCGTTTATCCTTTATCGCTTTACCATACACGCTCTTTAAATCGTATTTGGATAATAATTTTTTGGAAAACTCACTATCAATTGGTGGAGTATTGAAGTCAATAACATCCTGCAGTACCGAATGAGAATATTCGAAATCTTCCAATAATTCAATAGTATCAGATTTAAACCCAATTATATAAATTCTTTTCCTAGATTGAGCTAAACCAAAGTCCTTACCATTTAAAACACTGTAACTTATTGAGTAGCCCAAATCTGCCAAAGTCCGAGTGATAACTTTAAAAGTATTACCTTTATCGTGATTCACTAAGCCTTCCACATTTTCCAAAACAAATCCTAAGGGTTTTTTCTCTAATAGTATTTTTGCTATGTCAAAAAATAATGTTCCCCTCGTATCTTGAAAACCTAGACCTAGTCCTGCTTGTGAAAATGCTTGACATGGGAAGCCAGCTAATAGAAAATCAAAATTCGGTAAGCTTGATGGATTTAACTTAGTTATATCACATTCAGGATTATGACCGAAATTATTAGTATATGCCTTTATCGCAGCAGGCTTTATGTCACTAGAAAACACACATTTTCCAATCAATCCATTTTCCTGCAATGCTTGCTCAAAGCCAATTCTGATACCTCCAAGACCACTAAATAAATCAATGAAGGTTACTTCTCCTTTATTTCTGACAAACTTTTGTTCTACTTCTTTAATACCTATACCAATTAATTCTCTACATTTTTGAGAAAAAGTTGAACTGTTTGGCAACGGTAAACTCTCAATCCTCTCAGAATCCTCATCGCTTAGATATATAGTATAAGCTTTTCTCTTATTAGAAATCGACTTTCTTCCTGCTCCTTTTCTCGGACCACCATGCATAATGTCACCTTCTTTAATATTTTTTGTGTAATTATAGTATCATAAAAACATTGTTTTTTCAAGTTTTATAAATCCAATATCATTTCTACCTTTCTAGTTGAAATTATCTTACTTTTTGATATAATTTTGTTAATTTATAAATTAACAAAGAGGTGTGAACTTATGTTTTCAAAATCTCGTTTAAAAGCAAAAAGAGAAGAATTTGGTCTTTCTCAAAACAATATTGCAATAGAGTTAGCGATAAGTCGTGTCGCATATAACCATTGGGAAAGTGGTAAAACTGTACCTAATCAAAAACATCTCACTGCTCTAGCAAAAATCCTAGATGTCCCAGTCACTTATTTTGAATCTGAATACAATATAGTCAATAATTATCTTCAGTTATCTCCTGACAACCAAGTAAAGGCAGAGCTCTATGTTGAGGAACTTCTTATCTCACAACAAACTTCAAACGTCATTTCACTCTTCTCCGTCCAAGTGCTGTCAGATATCCAACTCTCAGCTGGTATTGGCGAAGGATTCTTTGACGAGTTTGAAACCGAAACAGTCTACTCTGATGAGGAACAATACGGCTACGATATTGCCGCATGGATTGAGGGAGACTCTATGGAGCCCGTTTATAAGAGCGGCGAAGTCGCACTTATTCGCTCGAACGGTTTCGACTATGATGGAGCGGTCTATGCTTTATCATGGAATGACTCTATCTATATCAAAAAGCTCTACCGTGATCAGGATGGGTTTAGAATGGTATCCTTGAATAAGGACTATCCAGAGAAGTTCATCCCTTACGAGGATGAACCTAGAATTGTCGGTCTAGTTGTAGGTCACTTTATGCCTGTCGAGGGAGTATAG